GCGTGATGACCCACTGGCCACGCTCTCCGTCGATCACTCCCACGTCCTTCAAGAGCGGCTCTGCGCTCGCCTTGTCGACGAAGCGCAGACCTCCCTTGTCGATGTCGATCGACGAGTTCAACGCGTCGGCGCCGAACGATCCAAGTCCTCGAACACCACTCGCTCGGCGCATCACGTAGCTCATGCGGGCGAGGCTAAACGATCGGCGGATTCGTCGTCAACGTGCGCCGGCCGAACACCATCCCGAGCGTTACGAAAGCTGCTCCGGCGGCACCGTCGGCTGAATCTTCCCCTGCCGGACGGACAGGTCCCGCGCGAGGAACAGCGTGACCGTGAGCGCCTCGACGTAACGGTCCGCGTGGCCTTCGACGGCCGCGCGCTCCATCTCTGCCGCGGCGTTCATCATCGCGTCGACGATGTGCCCCGACGACGGCTCGCACCCGAGCGACGCGCGAAGCTCGCCAAGGATCTCCCCGCCGCGCTTGGCCATCTGCCCGACATGGTAGACCATGAGCTTGTCCGACCATTCCAGGATGCGACCGATGCTCTCCGAGTTGCTAACGACGGCCGGGACACGCGCCTTGTCTTTCTTGTGCTTCTTCTTCTTGCTCTTCTTCATGTCTTTCCTCCTACGTAACTACGAATGACCTCGTCCGCCGCGGCGAAGTCCGCGCCGTCCGTTCGCTTGTCGTCGACGAGCGCGTCGATGAGCACCGTCTTGCTTGCGTTCACGCGTGCGATGTTCTCGTCGATGGTGTCGGCCGCGTCGAGGTAGGTCACGGTCACGGGCATGGTCTGCCCGAGCCGATGCGCCCGGTCCTCCGCTTGCTCCAGCTCTTTCGTAACCCAGTGGCGTTCGACGAAAAGAAGGTCGCTCGCCCTGTGCAACGTGATGCCCACACCGGCCGCCTTGATCGGCGCGACGAACATGTCCGCATGGCCCGCCTGAAACGTGTCGATCGCCTCCTGGCGCTTCGCGTCGTCGTCGCTGCCCTTGATTGACACGACCCGAAGCCCAAGCGCCTTGCCGATGGCTTCGATGCCGGCGCAGACGGCGCGGAAGTAAGCAAAAACGATGAGCGGCGGGGAGTCTTTCCGAACGAACCAGTTGCGTAGGTATTCCGGGATGGCCGTTCTTAGTTTAGCCTCGCCTCCGAGCCGGCGAAGATGCGTGAGTCGCACGAGGGCCTCCGCGCGCTTCGCCCGGCTCGCTTGAAGCTCCTGCCCCTGCTCCTGGAGCCACCGCACGAGGTCCTTCTCCGCGGCGCGGTACTGCTTCAGGTCCACCTCGTCGAGTTCCACGAGCACGGAGTTACGTGACTTGGGAGGCAAGTCCTTCATCACGTCCGTCTTGAGCCTTCGCAACAGGTACGGCTCGACGCGCGTGCGCAGTTCGTCGACGTGCTCTACGCGGCCCGTCTCGGTGACGATGCGCCTCTCTGACGGGTGCGTCTCGGCGGCGTCTTCGAGAGACGGCGCTCGGCAGTAGCGCTCTCGATAGCTCGCGAAGTCGGGCCACGCCTTCGGCTCGCATACGTGAAGCAGCCGCCATAGCTCTTCCGGACGGTTCAAGACGGGCGTCCCCGTGAGGAACACGACGCGCCGCACGTGCACGCCGAGCCGGGTCGCGACGGCGGCGCGGTGCCACTTGTTGCTTGGCCGAGGCTCTTTCAAGTTGTGCGCTTCGTCGAACACGAGGCAGCGCGGGCTCAACCGACCGAGGTCCGCCTCGCGGTCCTTGAGCGTCTGGTAGGTGAGCACGAGCACGTCCGCTTCGGGCAGGGGCCCCGAGCGCTTGCGTACGATGGCTACCGTGGGCTTCAGCTTAGAATAGCCCCACTCTCTTTCCCAGTTACGTAGAAGGCTTTTCGTCGCCACGACGACGCACGGGAACAGGTTGGTTGCCGACACCGCCGCGATGGTCTGCGCGGTTTTGCCGCTGCCAGGGTCGTCTCCCAGGATCGAGCCCACGCCGACGGCCAGCCGCGAAGCGAGCCACGCCGCACCCTCTTCCTGGTAGGTGCGCAGCGGGCGCTCCATGATCTCACGCACGCGCTGAAACCACACGGGCGCGACGACGCGTCCCATGGGCGTGTCGGGTGCCCCGGCCTCCGGATGAGGCTTCACGTTCTCGACGAGCGTGAGCGTTGCCGCTTTCTCGCCCATCTTCACGTGGCGAATGTCGGCCACGCGCTCGGCGAGCAGCGTCAGGTTCGCCCCGAGCTTCGGTGGAGGCCCCTTGGTGACGTACCAGAACAGCTCCGGTGTCGGTCCCAGCGTGACGCCGAACGTCGCGCCGCGACGCGGAGCCACCGAGATTACCCGACCGCGTACCGTGAACACGGCTACTTGCGCTTGCCCGTCGTCCGCTTCTGAGGCTTCGGCTTCGACTGCAACAGCTTGAACAGCCCTGGCTTGAGCTTCTCCATCACAAGCGCATCGGAAAGGCGGGGCTCGAACTCCGCTTCGGCTTCCGTAACCCAGCGTCGAACCGTTGAGATACTACGGCCCGTTTCCGCGGCTACACGTTCCAGCGGCGTCTTCGGCTCTAGGTTGACCCACGCCGCCACGGCGGCCCGGATCGTCGGCGTTTTGGTCTCTTCCACGAGGAATCCGTACGTCGCCCGGCGCAGGAAGTCAACGAAGGATGCCAAACGTGAGCTTCATTCGTTCGCTCCCTGGCGCGCTCTTGCCAGTGCCTCCAGCGCTTGTTCTGCGCTGCACACGACGGTCGCGAAGCCTCCTTGACGCCGAACAAGCGCAAGAAACCTGGCCTGCTCGTCCGTGGGCTTCTCGCCGGGGCGCTTCACTTCCAACGCTACGAGACGACCCGCCGGCCCAAGAATCCCGATGAGGTCGCTGCTGCCGACGCAAAGGCCGTAGCGTACGCGAAACTCGCGCCCCGTCGACGCGTCGTGGTGCGTGGCAATGCCCGTGTTGTTGCGCCAGAGGACGAGGTCAGGCTCTAGGCCAAGCGCTTCCCGGATGCCGGCTTGGATGCTGGCTTCACGCGGTCCTGCGCTTGTTTTTCTGGGCACATCACGTAACTAAGGCTTGCTCGGCGGCATGTAAACCGCGTTGGCGAAGTCCCTGGGAGCTTCAAGCTGGAGCAACTCTTCGAGTACGTCCCGTGCGTTGGGCGACTCGCTTTCCGAGGCGTTGCATACCTCGTAGGACTTCATCGCCTCCGGGATAGACCACTGCGGCCACATTCCGTAACGGCTCTTAAACTTGAATCCTACCCAGCCTGGCTTGTAGCCGTTGGAAACGGCTTTTTGCACGAGCGACTGAAACACCTGAAGCTGCACGCTGTCCGGCGTTTTCGAGCCGCGCAAGACGGCCATCATCTCGCGCTCTTCGACCGTCTGCTTCGCTCGTCCGCCAAACCCTTCCTCGCTCTCGCCGACACACTTCGCCCCGCACCGAGGGCACGTCGGCTTGTACGGGAACGTTGCGCCGCACTCCTCGCAATACTGGAGCCTCTCTGTGTCCTCCGCTGCGCGTACAGGCTTGCCCTCCAAGGCAAACCGCTTGTCATCGCCCGGATGTCCGTGCTTCCAGATGGCGCCGCGCAAGTCGATGATGAGCGCCTTGTCTTTCGTGAACGTCTCACGTAACGCAGGCGGTATCGGGCGCAGGGCACGACCACAAATCTGCATCCACATGCTCCACGAGCCGCATCCGCGCGCGATGATCAGCACGTCGACGGGCGGACAGTCCCAGCCTTGCGTCAGCAGGTCGCAGTTGCAGAGCACGTCGAGCGCTCTCGGATCGCTCGGAGGCAAGCCGATGCGTTCGAGTAGGTCTTCGCGGTTGGCACTCTCGCCGTGCACCACATCCGCACGGAAACCCGCTTCCGCTGCGCCGCGAGCAAACTCCGCGGCCTCGGCGACCGTAGGCCCGAAGATCACGACCTTGTGGCCTAATCCGTACTTCTTCAGTGCATCAACCGGATCCATACCGAGAGTCTTGCTGTACCGGCCCTCTGTCGGAGCGATGACGTCGCAGTCCACGAGGGCGCCCTGAGCGACGAGCGCCTCGAAAGTCGCATCGACCTGCACCAGCCGCTCAAAAACGCCGTACGGCTGCCCCAAAGGCTTTCCGTCACCACGAACGGGCGTAGCGGTCAGGCCCAGTATGGTCGCGTCGGGATAGGCGGATACGATGGCACGACTTGTCGAACACTCGATGCCGTGGGCCTCATCGAACACGAGCACGTCGGCCGGCGGCCTGTAGCCTCGCGCCACGAGCGTTTGCGCCGAGCACACCTGCACGGGCGCAGACGGGTCCATGCGCTTGTGGCCTGCCGCCACCACGCCGTGATTGGGAATGCCTACACGGTCGAGATGACGGCTGGTCTGGTCAAGCAGCGTGCGGTCTCGCACTACGAAATTCGCGCGTTTTCCCTTGCTAATTACGCCACGCAGAAATTCTCCGGCCACGACCGTCTTGCCGGATCCGGTCCGCGAGACGAGCAGAAGACGAGGCGCCTTCTGCCCGCTCTTGTAAAGCTCGACCCAGGCTCGTCGAAGGTCATTCAGGGCCTTCGTCTGGTAGTCGCGCAGCGTAACCATAGTCGCTAAAACGGAATGTCCTCGCCGCCGACGTAGTCAAAGGATTCGTTCGACTCACCCGAATCTTTCATGGCCTGCGGGTAGGTGTGGTCGTGATCGAACTCAGGACGTGCCGGACGAGGCGCTCCACGGTCTTTGCTCTGCGGAGCGAAGCGTACGTCGTCGGCGCGCATGTCGAGGCACTTGCCCTCGGTTCCGTCTTTCCGCGCGTACTTGCGCTCGTACAGTTCTCCGTCAATCACGAGCCACATGCCCTTCGTGATGACCTTCGCGAGCGCCTCGGCGCGCTTGCCCACGAAGTCGACCGATACCCACGTGGCTTGATCGACCCACTTGTCGCCGACTTTCGTGCGCGTGCTGCGGCTGTTGGAGGCCACCCGCAAACGAAGCACGGTGGTTCCGTTGTTCGTGTGGCGCACCTCGGGGTCCTGTCCCACGTGCCCGTCCAGGCTTCCTCGGATCATTCGTCACCCTCTTTCTCGGACTCGGTCTCTTGAGCGGACTCTTCGAACGTTTCGAACGTAACCACGTTGGCGCTGCGCTTGATGGCCCCAAGCTCACGCAGGTTTTCGAGCACAGCGACGACCCGCTTCTTTTGCTCGCCGCGCTTGCCCCCGCCGCTCGGCGCAAGCAGCCGTTTCACGGCGCGGTCGATGGCGGCTTTGCTCGTGCTTTGCTCGATGGCCACGTCGGCGCACGCGCCCAGCGCTTCCCGGAGGTAGCCAACCGCGCCCGACACGTCGAGGTCGATTCGCTCGCGACCAGGCTTCTCCAAGCGTCCCCAGAGCTTTCCCTCGGGCAGTGGCACGGGCTTCTTGGTTGCGTACGCCTCCAGAGAGGCCCACTGCTGCTTCAGCCAGGCTTCCAGACGAGGAAGCGCTGCGAGGAGCGCGATAGCCGTCGCATCGTCCTGCACCTCGGCACCAAGCATCGGCAGGCGAACGCCGACGTTGGCCTGCACTTCCGCCACGACGGTTTGCGTCTTAGGGCACGACGCCTTGGCCGGACACCAGTCGCATTGGCTTCCCTCGACGGGCTCCGCCCCCGCGATGCTGTTCAGCTCGGACGTCATGGCCCAAGCCGCCGCCTGGAGATCGAACGGGTCGATGACTCGCTCCGACTCGCGAACTTCGGTCGTCGTGACGTGGCAGATTTTGACGCGTGCCTCGTCGACGTTGAAGACGCGCGCAAGGCTCAGCGCACCGTGTTCCAGTTGCGTCAGGTATCCGTCGACGTTGTGCTTCGCGCGGCCGGTTTTCCAGTCGTAGACGACCAGAGCGCCTTCCTCGAACGTGTAAGCGTCAACGGTGCCTGGGATCTCGGTCGGCAGCGCCTTCGAGTAGTCGCGCTGGCCTTCGGTGGGCAGCATGCGCGCGGTGTCCGTCGCCGTATCGTACGCGAGCGCAACCTCGGTAAACCACTCCTTCGCAGGCTGCGCCTTGAACCACGCGAGCCACGTTTCGTACATGTCGCAAAGGTCACGCGTCGCGGACGTGGACAGACCGTTCTCCGTGGCGATGGCCACCACGTCGACCGGCTGGTTTTCGATGGTGTACTGCGCGCACGAGTGAAACGCCGTGCCGAGCGCCATCGCTTCGTTCGTCGTTTTTGCGTCGAGCGTTACGTCAGGCCGAGCCCACCAAAGGCAGGTTTTGCCGCGCTTTCGGCCGCTCGCCGAGTAGTGGTGCATCGTACCGCTCACGAAGCACCTCGCAGAGCGCGGAGCTTCGACGCGTACGCGGCGCGGACCGGCGTGTCGATGCCCTTAGGCAGCCTGGCCATCGTGATCTCATTGACAAGCCGCTGAAGCTCCTCAGGCGTCGAGCACAGGTCGACGCGTCGCGTGAAGGCGTAGACGCGGAGGCCATCCCACACGTCCGGGTAGGCAGAGCGCCCCTCTTTCGCGAACGAGCCGAGCGCGACCGTTACGCCATCGACCGTGTTTTGCCCGTCGATGAGTCGCTTGGTTTCGCTCGCCAGCGCCTCGTACGTAGCCCGCTCGTCCGCGTGAGCCTCCTCGGGCTCGTCGATGGCGGTCGGAACCGGCGTCTCCTCCGCAACGACGGGCTCCGGCGTGTCTGTGAGCGCTTCGGCCGGCTCGTCGTACACCTCGCCGGTATCCGGGTCGTACGGCGACGCGGCCTCGGCCTGAGCGGGCTCCTCGGGCTGCGTCGGCGTCACGTCCGCCTGGTTTGCACGCTCGACGGCAGCCATGCCCTGCGCGCGGCTCAGGACGGCCGCGAGACGGTTCGCCGTGCTGGCTTTCGCAAGATCCGCCTTGATGAGCGCGGCGTCGTCGTCGGTGAGCTTGCCGAGAAGCTCTTGGATCTGCGACCGGAGCTTGGCCTCCGAAGCCGGCGTGCCCGCGGCCATGGCGCGACGAAGGTCCTCCCAAGTGGCGGGCAGCGTGTCGGGAATGCGCGCGCGCGTTTTTGCGAACGCAAATCCGCTCTCCCGGCAGCGCAGGATGCGGGCGCGGAGCTTGCCGACGGTGCGCTTGCCTTTTTGGCTGCGCACGCTCAAGTCCCAGTCGAGGAACAGCACGTGGTCGGCCCACTGGCGCCACAGGTTACGTACCTCCATGGCCTTCGAGCCGTTGCCGCGGAACGCAAGGTCCCATCGGCGGAAGGTCTCTCCGTCTTCGTTCGCGTCGACGACTTCCTGGGCGTGAGCGATGAGCCACACGTGCGTTCCGGTGCGCCGGATCGCGTCGAGCTTGCGCTGAATGCGAGCGAACAACGGCAGGGCCGCGGCCCACACCTTGTTGTACTCCTTGCCCTCCATGTGGCGGACGTTTTCCTCGGCGCACGCAGCGTCGTGGATGAGCGCCTCGATGCCGGAGAGGCTGTCGAGCGCAACGTGGCCGAACGGCCGCTTGCCGCCCGCCGCAGGCGCGTTGATCGTCGAAGCGAACACGTCGAGCGCCTGCTCCAGCTCCGCCAGCGTGCGCGGCACGACGGTGAAGTGCGCGGGCCTGTGCTCGGGGCTCGCGCCCTTCAGCCCCTCCTCGATCGGGATGATGAAGCACCGATCGACCGTGCTGACGAAATACGTTTTCCCGATGCCGGGCCTGCCGGTCAGGATGAACGAGTGGGCGGACTTGTCGGGCTCGGTGCTGACTGCGGAAGCGGAAAACTTGGACGGGGTAGCCATCTGGACGTTCCTTCGTTCTGAGAGCTATGCGGACGCGACGGTAGACCGAGCCTCGCGCTCGGGTTTCGTAAGCAATCGGAGGCGCCACGTACCGTCGTCGCGCACCTCGTAAGACATGCCGAGAACCTTCGCCATGTCGGCTCGGTCATTCTCTGGCAGAGCCATGAGCCGAGCCAACGTCATCGGCCGACGCCTGCGTCGAACAGGACCGCGGTCGTCTCGGCAG